CCTGGGGAAGCTTCCGGACGATCTCGTTGTACAGGGCAGCCTTGTCGCGCTTGAACTGGTTCGAGAACGGAACAATGACAGCAGCCGTGTACGGCGTCATCAGCTTGTTGTCGAACGTCGGGCGGGAAACCGGCTTCTCGCTGGTTTCCGAAACCCACTCAGCCTCGGGCTCGCCCGTGATGATCGGCACCGAAACGCCGGAGCCCGGCAGGTCGATCTTCTGCGCAAGCTGCATGACAGCCGAGGAGTATTCAGCAGCAGACCAGATTTCGGCAGACTGCTCAGGGGTGAGGACAATGCCCCCGGTAGTGCGGTTGACATCGATGCCAGCCATGGTGATCCCCTTTCAAGGGAAGAAGTTAGTTAGAAGTCGCCCAACTGGGCTGCGAACTGATCCGCTGTGGACTGCTTAGGCGCATCGCCCTGCGGCCCCTGCGACAGATCAGGTTTCGGGGTTGTCTTCCCCGGCACAATGTCAGCCACGAAAGAAGCGGCGTCCTCGCGGAGTGCTTCTTCTGTGTCGCCCTGCAAACGTCCGATGTGCTTTGCCGGCACACCCGTTTCCAGTGCCACCCTGTAGCGGAGAACTTCACCATCGGCTTTATCGGCCCGGTTGGTCGCCTCCGTAGCCGCCGCGGTAGCAGCGTCAAGGGCCTGCTGATGCGTCGTCGTCAGCGTCGTGACCTGGTTTTCCAGTTCAACAACACGCGACTCAGCCGCCTTACGAGCGGCACGCTCAGCATCAAGTGCTTTCTTGCCACCATCACCAAGCGCGTCAGGGTCGCCCTGCTGCGCCGGTTCCTGCGGTTCGATTGGGTCAGACATAATTGGTTCCTCCATCGCGGATAGGAAAAACCCCGAAGCATCGCGCCAAGGGGGAGAATGTAGGGCGGGTTACTTGAAGACTTGCCCGCCAGTAGAGAGCCAACGCCGGTAGTCTTTCTCTACCTGCGCGGCGATTTGGGGAGTCAAAGGGGAGGTGTTGATCTTCGCCCGAGGGGTCATGGATGGGGCGCCGTATGGGTTCACGCCCTGCTGTACAAGCTCCCACCGGGCCTTAGCGTCAAACAGTCGCCGCTCAGCCTCAGTCATGGTCGCCCGCACGTTCGGATCCCGCCCGTACTTGATCGCATCCTCAACACGCTTGCGAGCCGCGCCATACGCGCCGCCATGCCCAAGCGCGCCGTAACCCTCACGCTGCCCAGTGATCGAACCCAAAGGATTCTGGCCACCGGGGAGGATGTACCCGTACTTTTCAAGGTCCTTCAACGCCGCTGCTCGGTTGTCACCGTTCAGCTTGTAGATAGCCTCCGGGGTCAGTCGACGTCCACGGGTGGAGTCGCTGGCAGCCTCGCGGAAGTTTCCGCGCTTCGTCGTACCCTCGGTCGTCATCAGCCCGCCCGGCTTCATGCCACGGCGAGAGTTCACCACCTGGAACAAATCAGAGCCATCACGGATTGCCTGAGCGCCCGTCTTCGTGTAAAGCCGGTCCTGATCGGCGGCGGAAAGGCTCTGGAAATACTCGTAAGGGTCGTGGATTAGGCCCTCAGTCTCAGCCGCAGCCTTCGCCGTCGTCTGGACATGGACACAATCACACTTCGGATGCCTCAGGAAACCGTTGTTCCAGCGATAGAACCTGCCAGCCATGACAGAACAACGCGAGCACGACGGCGGATTCAACATCCGCACATACCCGACGTTCTTACGCGCCGCAGTGTCCACACCAGCCGCGGCGCGTCCAGCATCGGCAACTGTCGTCTGAGTCGCCATCGTAAGGAACGAGCCCCCACTACGGACCGCTTCGCGCACATCCATGCCGCCAGCAATCAAGCCCTTCGTGTGCGGAACCGCCGCATACAACAGCCCAGACAGCGAGCGCCCGTCAGAAGCGAACCCAGCGAACGCCTTAGCGTTCACGAAGTGCTGCGGGGCCTCGTAAAGACCCTGCGCAGCCAGCGTCGCCGCACCGTACTCTGCGCCAGCTAGAGCCGCCTTCTCCTGGACGACTGACACGGCAGCCGCAACCTCCGGGATGGCAGCCTGCCACGAGTACGAAAGGTTCCCGGAATCCACCCCAGACCAAGCCCGCTGAGCCGCAAGAACCGCGATAGCCTGCAACCGCTGCATCCGCTTGTAATGCTCAACAGTCGGCGCGGGAATCATTAGACCACCTGTTCAACATCCTTTTCAAGGGACGTAATAGCTAGCCGGGATTCCTTGGCGAAATACTCGCGCTCCCGATCCTTACGAGCCTCGGACCAGTCCATTTCGTCCCAAACACCCTCGCGGGACAGCACGCCCTGACCATTGCCGTACAGCTTCGACAGGTAATCGCCCGTCTGCGCCTTAGTGGGAGTGCCGGCGTCGTACCATTCCGTGCTGATCCGGTTGCCATCAGGCCAATCACCCGTGCGGAAACGCTCATAGAGCGCCATAACCCAGCCCCAGCCATCACCAAAGTTCGCCTGCTTACGCTCGGCGTTCAGGATCAGGCGGGACTCATCAGCCCGGATCGCGCCCTCAGCCGCCGGATTCACCGACGTCTGACCGAAATAACGGGTAGGCAGACCAGTGATAGACGACGCGAGCTGCCCGTAATGGTTCACCGTGTCATGGAAGTTCTTCAGATCAGACGCCGTGAACTGCCCAACCTTCGCGTCCTTGTTCGCATTCGCCCAAATCGCACCGAAATACGCTTCCCACTGTGGGATAGGCGCGCCGCTGGAGTCCACGAAATCGCCCTTAGACATGCCTAGAACGTACTTCTGAGGCACGCTGTGGGTTTCGCCGGCGATCTGCAAGTTAGTCAACGACCGGGCCGCAGCATCCACCAACGGAATAATGTCCTGCATCTCAGACACGCCAGTCCACTTACCCACACGGCGCCGATTCAAGAACATCACAATCGGCACACGGCCCAAGTTGTGGTCGTCGCGGTCAACGACTTCCCACTTACCGTTACTCCGACGCTCCAACCACTGCGTAGCATCAGGCCGGTACAAGGTCGCGTGAGACGGGCGCAAATCGTGCGGATCCTGCCCATACGCCCGCAACGCCGCATCAATCCGCCGATGCCGCTTATCAATGCTCACCGAAATCTCACGCGGGCTCTCGACAGTGATTAGCGGGTGCTCAGGGTCTTCCTCGTTCGCACCAACCGTCACAAAGCCGCGACCAAGAATCATCGACTCCTGATGATGAATGACCGACTCAGAGTCAAGATTGTTCGCATCCCAACCCTCACGGAGAGCCGCAGACGCCTTCTCCTCACCAGGCAAGAAAAACCGGCGCATCTTCAACCGATCCCCAACAGAATCAACCGTCGTCCGAGACCAATTCACCACAGTCTCAAACCGGCGCAACTCAGGCGGCACAGCCAACCCAATATGCTCCAAACGCTGCGCACCCTCGTAATACCGATCATTCCGAAGATCAGCCGTGGAATTAGCCGAAGCCTGCGCAGCCAAAGCCGACACAAGGTTAGTATCTTCAAGGCTCAACGCCACAGCGAACCCCCTTCATTAGAAAACAAACATGCGATTGTCGGTTACCTCGCCCCAACCGGCCTCGTGGGCATCAGATGCGGCGGTGTGGGAAAGGATCTTCGCCATAACGGCGTCGATCTTCTGGTGATCTGTCGGCTTACCAAGAACGTACTTCTGTCCCGGCTTGGCGATCTTCTTAGCGTTCGCGGCATGAACCGACGCAATCGGGCAACCGTCATGTTTGATGCGGCCTTGCGCGAGGTCAATCTCAAACCGGCGAATCTCCGGATACATACGACTGATGCTGTTGGTAGGCCACTCGAAAACGTGCTCCTCGCCGTACTTCAACGACCAGTCACCAATCTCAGACATCCAGTCGTGCGGGTCGCAATACATCCGGGCCACGTCGTAGGTTGCGAACAGTTCATCGACTGCCGCATGAACCTCACCGCGGGGGATATAGCCGCCCCACTCCGCAGGATCCCAAACAGTAGGCCGCCGATCCGGCCCATACCTGGGAGTGAACGAGAACCCGTCAATCGTTTCGCACTGCAAAGCCGTATGGTCGTTGTTCTCCGAACCATCCATGCCGATGCAAATCCTTGCGCCCTTCTCAGGATTCGGCAGCCACAACATTTCCGGCATACGCACCATCCCAAAGACCATCACGCAACCAAGACCCAAGGCCATGAACAATACGATTCCCGTAGAACCGCTCAGCCTGCGACGGGTCAGTCTCCATCAACTCCGCAGCCTCAGCCTCGATAGCATCCAGGTCAACCCACGGCGAACCCTCATACACGAACTTGTGAATCCGGCGCCGCTCAGCCTTGTTCTTATAGGACAGATCAGCCGGCGGCTTACGGTAGAACCGGTAAATATCCGTGGACTTGGACTCATAAGTCTGCTGCGCCGTCGAGTTCTCGGCAGGATCCCACGGGTTAGTCCACTCAATCGAACGCCCACCCATACCAGCCAGGCCACGACGCATCGTCTGAGCAACACGAACCATCTTGTTCTGCACCGTATAAATGCCCGACTCGTCAAAGTTCGCAAAGTTAATCGGATTACCGAGACGCGACATCGCCGACGACGTAACAGCCTCGATCTTGCCGTTATTCGGCAACCGAACGAACTGCTCACCAGTCTTCATAATCGAATCCAA